TTAGCTGCAGTCTCGTGGGCTCGGAGATGTGTATAAGAGACAGGTATTATCTTTGTTATGTTCTATGATAACCTAACACCTTATTATTATGTATATAACAAAGGAATTTTCTTCTATTGCAGAAATAAAGAATATACGCGAACAAAAGTCAAGGCTATCTGAAAGAGAGGCTGAATTAGTAAGTCCAATACTGACTAATCTTGAGTCTATTCCCTATATATACGAGTTGTTTAAAAATATAGTACGCACTATGAATATTCCGCCTCGTGAAAAAATAATTCAGAGAAAGGAATTTTTGTTTATCATACTTTTTTTGTTTGTCCCAAGTGTATTAGCGGGTGGGCGTATACCTAATGGGGTTAGGAAATCTCTTGAACATGTATTTCCAAAGGTAAAGCCTTGTACTATATCAAACAACATTGCTGATGTCTTTTTTTTGTATCAGCAATACAAATACTTCAGAAGCGACATTAATATTATTTATAAAGAAATGCTTAAACGATTGGAAGAGGGCGATACTCTAGATGAATTAAAGCGCCTTACATTCAAATAACAAACCTTTTTCAGATTGTTTGTTATCGGCAAGACATTTGCTTTTCTCATTTTACGCAATGGTCTATCTTTGAAAATATATAAAGAAGAATAATAGGATGAGACTTTCAATTAAGCAAGAAAATTTTTGTAATTATTACCTCGAAAGCGGCAATGCTTCCGATGCTTATCGTCGTGCTTATTCATGCAAAGGGAAATCAGATAATGCGATTTGGGTAGAGGCGTCCAGATTAGCTAATAACCCTAAGGTTGCCCTAAGGATAAGTGAGTTGAGTTCTGAAATGCGGCGCCGGTCAGATATTACAAAAGATGAAGCGGTAGGAATTTTGGCAGATATTGCAAGGGCGAATATTGTAGACGCCCTTGAAATCAAGTCTAATGAGATGTTTACTACCATAGTGGTAAAGGATGTATCCGCCTTGCCTATTGGCATTCAAAGAGCTATTCTTTCCGTAAAGAGTACAGATAAAGGTTATGAACTGAAATTGTATAATAAGATTGATGCAATAGAGAAATTGGCAAAATTGCTGGGTTGGGATGCAACTGAACAGAAAGATGTTGTAAAGGAAGATAAAAATGATTCTATAACAATTCAGATAATAGACAAAAGGGGGGACGTTGTAGATGCTGATACAAACGACTAAAATATATGCTACGGTTGATAGTGCGATAAAATCAGGATACAAGGTTGTATCTGCACAAGGAAGCTCAAGAAGCTCAAAAACGTATAATATATTGATATATCTTTTAGCATATATACTCCAACATCCTAAAACCTCTCTTTCTGTTGTGCGCAAGACGCTACCGTCGTTAAAGGGGTCTGTATTTCGGGATTTTAAGGAGATAATGCAAGACAAATTCCGAATGTGGGATAATCGCTGCATGAATAAATCTGATATGGTATACACGTTTCCTAATGGTTCGTTCTGTGAATTTTTCTCAACTGACGATGAGCAAAAGATACGAGGAAGAAAACGTAATATTCTGTATTGTAACGAAGGCAATGAAATATCTTTCCTCGAATGGCAACAACTGGTGATGCGTACTACTGATTTTTCAGTTATAGATTATAATCCATCTTTTTCAGATGAGCATTGGTTATGTGATTTGAATAAAGATTCGCGGACTTTTCATTTTATCTCTACTTATAAGGACAATCCTTTTTTGGAGCAAACTATTATAGACGAGATAGAGTCTCTCCAGCATAAGAATAAAGTGCTATGGACTGTGTATGGTTTGGGATTGCAAGCTATGGCAGAAGGACTTGTATTCCCGGATTTTGAAATAGTGGATGAATTTCCTACTTACGCTAAACATGTTGGGGCTGGATTGGATTTTGGATATAGCGCTGACCCTACAGCGGTGGTAAGATGTGGTATAGTAGACGATTGCATGTATCTTGATGAATTGTGTTATCAAACCCACATGTTAACAAGTGAAATAATAGATGTGTTGAAGCCTTTAGGATTATTTGTATATGCAGATAGTGCAGATCCGAGACTTATTCAAGAGATTTCTAATGCAGGTATTGTGATTTATCCAGCGGATAAGTACAAAGGTTCAGTCATGGGCGGTCTGTTTAAGATGATGGAATATAGGCTTTGCGTGACTAAGCGTTCTGTTAATCTCATTAAGGAACTGAAAAATTATGTATATGAACAAAACAAGGATGGCAAGTTTATAAACGCACCTATTGATGCTTATAACCATTTGATTGACGCTGCCCGTTACTGGACAATTGGCAAGATAATGGGAAAGATTTTACTTTCTAAGCAATATGATAAAGATGATTTAGGACTATACTAAAATTGATGATATGAATTTTATAGAAGCAATATTCAATGTTATCCGTAACAAGACCCTAAACGCTGTAGGGGTTGAACGAGATTTGATGAAACTTATTCAAAATAAAGATATTTCCCGTGTACAATCTGTTATGCAAAATCGTGATACGTACGTATCTGATGCCATAAAGGAATATACTCCAGAACTTCATGATGTAATGAAGCGTCCCGATAAGCCGAGAAAGAACAGACAGCCCTATAAAGTTGAAAAACTTCCCCGGCGCAGACAAGTGTACATAAATGAGGTGGAGTTGTTCTTTTTGTTGGGAAATCCTATATCATGGAAGCCTTCTTTGGACATGGAGGGTAAGGATGAAGCTTTTGATGCTTATATGCAGTTTTTAAAAGATACAAGGTTTAATACTACCATGCGGCAAGCTAAAAGATTGGCGGGGGCTGAAACCGAAAGTGCTAAAGTGTATCATATTTATAATGATGGTGGAAAGCCCGCCGTAAAGGTGCTCGTTATATCCAAATCAAAAGGATATACCCTGAGACCTTTGTTTGACCAATATGAAAACATGATAGCTTTTGGTTATGGTTACTTCTTGAAAGAGGGAGATAGGACAATAGAACATTTTGATATACAAACTCCAAATTTTATATTTCGATGTAAGCGGGCTAATATCGGATGGAATGTGACTCCAGTTGAAAACCCTACCGGGAAAATCAATGTGATTTATTATCGCCAAGATAAATCCTGGGCGGGCACTGAAAGAAGATGCGACCGGGAGGAAATGATTGATTCTAAAGCTGCTGATACAAATAATTATTTTGCAGACCCTAAGATAAAGGCTACTACAGATGTTATTAAATCTTTGGCTGATCCTGATACTGTAGGTCAGGTTATACAACTGACAAATAAAGATAATAGCCTGATTGATTATATGACTCCACCAGAATATTCTTCCATGAAAGAGAGCGAAAAGGCGGATTTGAATTCTTCGATTCTTTTCGATTCGTTTACTCCTGATTTTTCTTTTGAAAACATGAAAGGGCTTGGCACTTTATCCGGAGAGGCATTGAAACGGGCTATGATATTGGGCTTCATTAAGAGGGATAATTTAAAGGAAATATATGATATATTGGTTGATAGAGAAAAAAATCTTATTCTTGCCATTATGAAAAATGTTACCCATATCCAACTTAGAGAAAAATTAGAAAAATTGAATATAGAACATGAATTTTCTGAGCCGTTTAATGAGGATGTTCAAGGGAAGTGGGCAGCAGTAGGGAAGGCTTATCAGGATGGAATTATTTCACTTGAGCAAGCAGTTAATATGCTTGCGGTTGCAGATAATCGCCAGGAAGAAATACAACGAATATTAGATGAGCGTCAAGCTGTGAATAAACAGAAAGGGGAATAACATCCCCTTTTTTATAAAATAACAAACCTTTTGCCAATTGTTCGTTTTAGAGCCTTTATAAATTTCTCCCATCTTTTACTAATATCTACTTTTATCCTGAATTTAAAATAATTAAGTATGAAAGAAAAAATATTCAATCAGCTTAAACAGGATTTTTCAAAGCTGGGTTTGTCTGATGAGATTCTTCAATCAGTAGCATCATCGCTTGACGCTATGGGATTAATAACCGATGATAACCTTGCAACTATAGTAAAGGGGCAAGAATCAATGCTGAAATCTTACCAAAGTAATTTTGATAGGCTGCGTACAGAAGGTGCAGCCTACAAGAAGGAATTGGAAGAACTGAAAGCAAAAGGTGGTGGGGGCGACCAACAGCAACCAACCAATGAGGAACCAGAGTGGTTTACAAGGTACAAGCAAGAGCAGGAAGATAAAATCAGTAAACTTATGACTGAAAATCAAAATGCAAAAGCAGTACAAGCGCGTGCCGCAAGAAACAATCTGATTCTTTCAAAAGCAAAAGAACTCAAAATCTCGAAAGAGAGAATAGAAGAAGGATTTGCTATCTCCGATGATATGGACGAGGTGGCGATTACAGACTATCTTTCTAAAGTGAGACAGAATGAGGTCGCAAAAGGCTTGGAGGATAAAAGTTCGGCATTCTCCTTGTCTACACCTAAAGACCAGGGCAAAGAACTGGCTAAAGAATGGGCTGAAAAATTGCCGGACGCTAATTAAAAAATAAAGTTATGGCTATTACATTTGAAAAAGAAAAGGTCAAAGGGAATTTCCCCGTTTTTTGGAGAGGTGAGTGCGGCGTTCTTCCGGGAGACTTCAAACTTACAACAGATTTACCGGAAGGCACTTTTGTTAAAAAAGGCACTCCTATAAAACTTGATTTTGCAAAAATGGAGTGTAAGATTTGCAAAGCGGTGGAAGTTATCAATGGCGGTACCACGACCAAACCGCGGATTAAAAAAGGAAGTTTTGCTGTTAAGTCTGAAACCGTAGGCGGACAGGCAATAAATTCTATTGATTCAAGTAGCGCGGATTATGATGTGCTAACATTGGCTGCGGCCGCAGAAACAGCTGTTGCGGGAGCTGTACTTGGTATTGGGGAAGATTTGCCGGATGCGGTTGTTGAAACAGACTTTGTATTTACGAAAAACATGTCCTTTCAAACAGTGTCCGCAGGATATGAGGTATTAATTTTGAAGGATGTGGCTTATCCAATGCCAAAGGATTGGCTGGTGGGATATAGCATGAAAAATAACCCGTCTATCAAGTATATTAGACAATAAGGAGGTAAATTATGGCAGGATTATTTTATAGTTCTATTTTTGGGGAACTTACAAAACAAGTGCAAGTTCGCATAGACACGGCATCGGAGTTACGTAAAAGATTGTTCGACCAAAACATCTATGAGAAATATTTGGATTGGGATACTCCTACGATTGGGCTGAACTTTGAAGAATTGATTGGGCAGTACAATTTGAGTGTGGCTGCTGCGACTTTAGATTCTAAGGGGAAAGAGCCTATTATGGGAACGGACGGCTTGGAAACATTAAAGCAAAAAGTGCTGACCCATCAGATGAGTTATTCTATGCCGATTGAAGAATACAGAAAAGTCCTTCAAATACTTGATTCTCGTATGCTGACGGATGAGCAGAAAACGCAACAACTCATTAATCTGATGTGGAATAATGTCGGGAAAGTTGTAAATTCTGTTCAGTCTAAACTGGATATTATATTCTTGGGCGCCTTGTCTAACAAAGGAGTTTTTACATTTGATGAGAAAAACAATCCAGAGGGTGGCGTCCGTGGCGTTATAGACCACAAAATGCCTGCTGAGAATATAGCATCGGCAACTTTGAATTGGAATGACGATAATCAAAACAATGTGGACTGTTTTGAGGACATTCAAATGATATTGGACGCCTCTCAAGAGAAGGTGACACTTGATAAAATTCTTCTCTCTCCCAAACGCTTGTCATATATTCTTAGAAATAAGAAGATGAAACAGGTTGTTTTTGGTACAGATAAATCTTCTACTCCACTGTTGATGTCAAATATGAACGAGTTCATGCGTCAGAATGGCTTCCCTATCTTTGAACCCATCAGACGTATCACCCGAATTCAAAACAACGGAACATTAAGTGAGTATTCCCCCTGGAATGATAAGAACTTGGTATTTGTCCCGGCTGGAAAGTTAGGGGTTATCAAAAATGCCTATGCAGACAATGAATTGAGGCAAGAACCTGGTGTAACCTATTCCAATTATGGAAGAATTCGGATTTCTCAGTGGGGTAAGGGTGAAACAGACAATTCCAATGGAGTTGAGTTCACAAAGGCGCAGTCATTATCACTTCCTATCATTACTGAGATTAACGGCATCTATTCTTTGACAGTAGAGGCATAATGACAATTGCAGGCTACATAAAGCAGAGATTTTCCTACATCGGTGAAATGTCCGATGTAGGGGCTTCTGATTTTGCATTAGATTTTGGGCTTAATGCAGGCAAGGAAGTTTCTTCTGAGGATAAAAAGTTAATAGGAACATTAATTGATGGGTTTATTGAGAAAAATATTCTCCATCCTACCTCAGTTGGTGAAAGTGGATTTTCCGCATCCTGGAGCGTTGATTCAATCAAGACCCATATTAAACTTCTGTTAAAGAAATATGGCATAGACTTGAATGAGGAAACTGCTGCAATTGTCGGTCTGAGTGTGATTAAAGATGTATCTGATATATGGTAATGTATTTTTCTCCTCACATATTACAAGTATTAGCAGAAGAAGAACCTGAGTATGACTCTAACGGACAAGTTATTGTAAAGCCGGAAAATAATACGTGGGAAACTATAGGTGTTTGCCGGTGCGACGATGATAACACCCAAGAACTAAAGTCAGACAATGGAGATATGTATATGTCGCATTATCATATAGTCTATGAAGGTCGTGGTTTAAAAGAAGGTAGCAATATTCGCTGTTTGTTTGGAGAGACAGTGAAAGCGGAAGGTATCGCACGCAACCCTAAGAGCTGTAATTATTTTAATTATTCGGAGGTTTGGATATGATTACATCATCAGATGCCGGTATCATAGTATATAATGATTGCAAATCTTTTGGTCTGCCTTTATATCGTAGCTGGTCTTTCCCTAAAAAGAAAGTAGATACGGAGCGTGTTGTTGTTCTTTCTAAGCGCCAAACATCTGATACCTATTGGAACAGAGGATTTATTGAAGTTAATTTCTGTGTCCCGGATTATAAGCAGAATGCCAATCTCAAAAGGCTTAACGAACTTGAGCAGTTGGCTGTTGAGACTTTGGATTCCGTAGGATATTATAAGGGTTCATGGTATCAATATTCTGTTGAGAGCCATGGGATAGAGGAAGATACAGATTTAAATTGTCATTTTGTTAATGTAAAATTATTATTTGAAGTATTAAACATAAATTGAGAAGATTATGAAACCATTTATCGGAATTAAAAAGATATGGTACGGTGATGTGTTTACTGAAGCCGTAACTAAAGCATCATTAAAGACGTGGCTTGAGTCTGCCACACAAGTTAAAAATTCACACCAAGATACTTGGCAGTACACAGAGGACGACCCAACCTACACTGATTACATCAACGAACTTTCGGGTAATATCTATTATCGTGATGTAACCCAAAAGGGGGCAAAAACCATTACATTCACAATGGGTGAATATACATTTGACGATAAGATTGATTTGCAAGGTGGCGAAAAGGTTGATACGGATGCGGGCTGGTCGGCATCAGATACTCCGGGAATTATGAATAAGGGAATTGTAGGGCAGACAAAAACAGGCAATTATGTAGTCTTTACAAATGCTGCGGTTATCGCCAAAGGAACAATGGCCGAAAAAAACATTGGCTTGGGAGTTACTGCTGTTGCGATGGAAAATCCTAATGATAATGTGAAGAGTGACTATTTGTTTGATGGGGAAAAAGTGGAAGCTGCCGCCTTGATGTCAGCAGAAGCGCCTGTCAAGAGCAAACCTACCATTTAAATAAATTTATATGAAACCAAAGGGGTGTAGTGTAAATTGCACCCCTGTTTAATATATTAATAATGAATGCTGCAAAAATAGTAAATAGCTCTATTATTGGCTCTGACTTTAAGACAATTGTCGTCAATAACAAATCATATATCATATCACCGCCTACTATTCATAGGATAGCAGGCGCAGGGTATTACTTAGCAAATTTCCCCGAATGTAATACGCTGCATGATATACTTGTTTCATTAAAAGATATGGATAATGCGGCACATGCTTTGTCTTGGTTTATAAAAGGAAACGATAGCCTTTTTGATGAATTATTAAAAGGCACATTTAATGAAATTGTGGAAGGATTAGAAATCGCTTTTTCTTTAATTTCTGCTGAAAATTTTTACAAGCTGTCAATTTTAGCGAAGAACGTGCAAAATCTGACAGCAAAACAGAAGTAGCAGGTAATACCTGCCTGCTTGGACAGATTGCAACGTTCATGGAAAATCTGCATCTGCCATATGATGATGTTGTATTCCGAATACCGTACCGTAATTTAATCATTATGCAGAAAGATAAACTTCATACTGTTTTTGGCGAAGTTTTGCAAGAGGTTTCCGATGCAGAAATGTTTAAGAACCGGAAGTTTGATGAATGATTAAAGAGAAAAGGTTATCTTTGCCCCAAAAAATAATCTTATATGGCACAAGAAGGCAAATACGCATATGACGAAGAAAGTGTTAAAGCAATCATGAATTGGGCAGAAACCGTACAATTGCCAAAGGAAGTAATATTATCGGAATCCGAACATATATACGATACATCTCTGTATATTCAGGCAAATATCAACGACATCAAGCAACACTATCCGGATGCGTTTTATAATCCGGCAATTGATAGGCTGTACAGATTAAAGGAGTTCGTGGAAAAATGAACAAAGCCCCATTGAAAGATTGGGGCTTTATTTTTTGCTATAATGATACCTCATAGAGAGCACATAAACCGTGATTATTTCATCATTAACTGAATAGATAATGCGATGTTCCGAATTTATACGCCGAGACCATTTGCCGGACAAATCATATTTCAGAGATTCCGGTTTGCCTATTCCGGTATAAGGGTGTTTGGCTATATCTTCAAGCAGTGACAATATTTTATTTATTATAGCCTTATTACCGCTTCGTACAAAATATTGGTATTCTTCTTTTGCTTGTGCGGAAAGTGTTATTTTGTACATACAACGCGATTTAAAAAGTCTGACATACTTTCTCCCTCATGTTGAGAAACGCAATTTCCATTCTTAATATCTTCTTCCCCTTTTCTGATAGCTTCCATCGTTGCCGGAGATTTCATTATATATTCAGTTTCTTTAATGGAGTTGTATTCATCTAAAGATATGACAACAACGCTTTCATTGCCGGCACGGTGCACCAGCAACGGCTCACTATCATTTATCACACCATCGAGATAGTATTTAAGGTTGTTTCTTAGTTCTGAATAGTTGGCTGTTCTCATAAACTTCTTGCTTTTATTATTTAGTACAAATATAAGTACTTATTATAGTGCTTGCAAGGTCGCGGCGTTTTTTCTTGTTAATTTGATGTTTTTTAGTAAATAACAAACCTTTCCCTAATTGTTTGTTCTGCGTCCTTGATTTTTTAGGCGGAAATCGTGTATGGCGATACCTTTACAAGAAAATATCGGTTATGAATATAAAAGTAGATGCTTCCGGTTTAGATGAATTTATAGAAGAAATAGAGAACGAAGTCTCTACTGCTATGATTAATGCTGCTCATAGCGCTGTTGATACTCAAAAGACTTCTAATATAAGTAATAAAAAAACATATCAAAATCATACATGGAACTTGCGGAATGCTCCGGGAGCTGTCGTCTTTCGGAATGGGAAGATTGTCGATATGTATGTACCGGCTGACGGTGCCCATGGAGAAGCGAAAGAGCAGACGGAAAGTATGTTGATTTACGGCAATCATCCCCAAGACGGTGTAGTATTTGCTGATGGGATGCATTATGCGAGCTTCGTAAGCGCAAAAGGTTTTGATGTTGACGATAGTGCACGAATTAAACTATCAGAAGAATTAAGTAAAGTGTTCATGAAAAAATAATTGGTTATGGCTGGGTTAAAATTTAGCGCAGATATTGAATTAGATAAGATTGTTAAGTTGCGCACAGAAATAAAGGGGCTTAAGGCTGATATGATGGCTTTGGCAGGTAAGCCAAATAGTGGAAATACCATGAAGAGTCTCGAAAGGCAGTTAGACAAGGCTACGAAAGAACTTGATAAGTACATGAAGAAGTACGCATTGATGAAGAAAGCCTATGAGGAAATTTTAAAATCTGACAATACCGTTAAGGCAGTGCATGAAGAAACTCAGGCCTTACAATCCACAAACAAATGGATTGTCGCAAATACGCAAGCTGTAAAAGAAGCTGATGCTGAAATAAAAAAAATGAAGGCTGACTTTGCGGCTCTCAATGATACAGAAAAGGTGGGCGACAAAGGATATAACATATTGCGTCAAGTAGAACAACAAGTAGCCGTACGAAAGAGGGAAGAAGAAGCGGTTCGGGCAAATATAAAAGCCCAAAAAGAACAAATCATACAGAATAACTCCGAAGAAGGAAGTATAACTCAATTGCGTAAGCAGTTGTCACTTATGCTTAATCTCTATGATAATATGGGGAGAATAAAACGTTCCGGCAATTCGGGCAAAGAACTTCTTGCTCAAATTAGAGTTATTCAAACTGAATTAAACGAGGCTGAACAAGCATCCGGTCGTTTTCAAAGAAATGTCGGCAACTATTCTTCTGCATTTAATGGACTTGGTATGTCAATCCAGCAGATAGCAAGAGAACTTCCCGCCGCAACGATGGGCGTCAATATGTTCTTCTTGGCAATCAGTAACAATCTTCCGATTTTCTTTGATGAAGTCCAAAAGGCAAGAAAAGAATACGCCGCATATATCGAAGAGCTAAAAAAAGGCAATACAGAAGTCCAGAAAGTTGCTCCCGTTTGGAAACAGATAATTTCCGGTGTGTTTTCATTGAATACCGCTTTGGTTGTAGGTATAACTTTGCTCACTGCTTATGGGAAAGAGATATTCAATTATCTTGATGGATTGATTAATACTAAAAGGGCTACGCTGGATTTACTGTCTGCGGAGCAGGAAATGGCTTTAGCGCGTAGAGAAGCTATAAAGAGTTCTGCCAGTGAGAGAGTTAAATTGGATGTTTTGTATAAAGCGACCCAAGACCATACTCGCTCACTTAAAGAACGTAACGCAGCAGTTGAGGAATTACAAAAGATGTATCCTTCTTATTTTGGGAATTTATCTAATGAGGCAATTTTAGCAGGCAAGGCAAAAGGTATATACGCCCAGTTAAGAGGCGAACTTGTTGCTAATGCTATCGCAAGAGCACAGCTTAATAGAATGGAAGATGTAGCCAATAAGCGAGAAGAAGCCTTAATGAAAAGACGAGTACAATATAATACATATCTACAAGCCCAACAAAAGGTAGATGAGGCATCTTTAGCTTTGGAAAATGCAAGATTAAAGGCCAGGGAAAGGGGAATGACTGAAGGCAGTCTTCAGGAAAAAGCATTTCTATCAAAACGAACATCTGAATTTAATGACGCTAAAAACCAAGCGCAAAAAGAGTTGGATGCCTGGAAGTCTCTTATTGGAGAGGTTAATAGTTATAATAAAATATTAGAGGGGATGTCTAAAAATGTAGACATAGATGCGCTGATAAAGAAATATGATGACAAAGGCGCTGGTAATAGAAATATCAACGCATTAACATCCCAACAAGATAAGATATTAGGACTTGAAAGCAAGTACGCATTGGAGCGTAGGCGGCAAGCTGAGGATTTGGAGTATCAGATTGCGCAGGCTCGTATTAGCGCCATGGCTGATGGTTATCAAAAGGTCAAGGCACAGCGTGATTTGGATAACAAGAAAGAAATTCAAGATTTGCAACGGCAGAAAGAAAATGCTATTCGTGCGGAAATAGAGGCTCAAAAAAAGGTTTTTGATGAGCAGGAGAAATTGAAGGCTAAACAGAACAAAGGATATAAAACAAAAACCTTTGACGCTTCCGCAGTAGATACTTCTAATATAAGTTCTGCTTTTGATTCTATCATCGGATATGTAAGTAACAGGCAAAAGGATGATTTAATGCGAGAGCAGGAAAGCGCATGGAATGAGTACCTCATAAAGTTTGGAAATTACCAGCAAAAACGGCAGGCTATCATTGAAAAGTATAATAATGCTATAGAAACGGCAACGACCGCCGGAAATGCCGCTGCATTAGAGGGTGAAAAGAGACAATATTTAGAACAACTGGACGAACAGTACGGGAAAACCACCCGTGCGATGGCTGATTTGTTCGAGGATGCGAGTAATAAATCCGTTTCCGCTATTCAAGACATCATAGACAAGTACGAGGCCCTTATCGAATACATGTCCGGTACCGATAAAGATATTTCTATTGCCGATTTGAAAGGAATAGGCTTTACCGATAAGGACATTGAAAAGATAGAAAAGGGCGAAATTTCCATAAAGGATGTAACGGATGCAATCAGGGGGCTAAAGGATGAGCTAAAAGGCAAATCACCATGGCAGGCTTTCGTCTCTGACTTGGAGAAAGGGATAGAAGCCATAAAAAAGGGTGGCAGTGATTCCAAGAAAGTCGGTCAAGGCATCACCGATATAGGAAATGCCGTAACGTCTTTTGCTCCTGCATTGGGTGAGTTCGGTTCTAACATCGCCAACATATTCGGTGTCAGTGATTCCGCCATAACAGGAGTTACCGATGCTTTAGGAGGATTAGGTACTACAGCTGCCGGTGTCGGACAAATCATGTCCGGTGACATTGTTGGAGGTGCAATGAGTGCAGTCAGTGGAATTTCTTCTGTTGTATCTGCGTTTGAAGGGTTGTTCGGTGCTGACTATTCTGGTTATGAAAACATGAAAGCCCAATATGAGACATTGATAACCATTTGGGATGAGCTTATAACCAAGAAGATGGATTATATTGACATCGACTATGGAACGGAGGCGATAAAAGCGGCAGAAGAAGCCGAACAGCTTGTAAATATCCAGATAAGCAGGCAAAGGCAACTAATCAAGCAGCTTGCATCCAGCGGGGCAAGTGTCGGCTCCCACTCATTGGGATACCGTATAAATGACAGATTGTCCAAAGAGGACTATCAACGAATTTCAGGTTTAGTCGGGCAAAAGATTACAGCGGAATATCAGTTGTGGAATTTGTCTTCCGAACAGATAGAAAAGATACTTTCCGATGAAAAACTGGTTTCTGTACTTGATACCGTCAACAAGGATTTTGTTACTTATTTGCAGAATATTGTAGATTATGGAGAACAACTTACCGAGATTGCACAAAAAGAAAAAGAGGCTATTACTGGGATAGGTTTTGATGAGTTTAAAAGTGGTTATGCAGATTTACTTTCTGATTTGGATAGTACCAACGAGGATTTTGCCGATAATTTCGAGCAACATCTTCAAAAAGCCATATTTCAGTCTCTTCTTGCAAATAAATATAAAGAACAAATTCAAAGACTATATGATTCATGGGCTGAGTATGGAAAAGATGGGATAACTTCTGACGAGGCACAAGCACTTCGTAATATGCAACAGAATCTTACAAATAGCCTGCTTGCGGAACGTGATAAACTGATGCAAGATTTTGGCTGGCAATCAGATTCCGCCCGTGAAGCTTCACAGAAGGGAATTGCTACGGCTTCGCAAGATTCGGTAGACGAGAACAACGGTCGGTTGGCTGTTATGCAAGGGCATACATACTCCATCAACGAAAATGTCAACCGTATGGCTAATGGCATTGACAGCCTTTTGAACTATGCTTCTTCCGGACTCTCATTAACTACAGATATAGAAAGGACGGCTAAAGCAATTGAAAGCCAAAGCAGGGATGCTCTTAACCACTTGGCAAACATTGATAACTATACGTCTAATCTTGTAGAAATGAGGGAATACATGTATGCCGTGAAAAACGGTATTGACACATTAAACACTAAAGGGTTAACACTTAAACGATGAAAGGACAACTTTATATAGACAATAAGAACATCTTTACTGAATTGGGTGTCGCCACTATGCAGGGTAATTACGGTGAATTGGTAGCGTTTTCACCCTCTAAAACCCCGGACAGCAACGATTGGCCGGAAGAGGATGGAAAAGAGTTCGACCTTTCGGAAATGCATCTTGACACGAAAGACGTCACGCTTGAATTCGGCTTCTTTTCGGAGTGGGGGTATAATGACTTCGTAGTCCTGTTGTCTGATATGGGCTACCATGATTTCAACTTTCCGCAGTTGGGACGTACATTTAGATTGAGGTTATCCTCGCAGAACAGTTTTGAGATGTATAGTAACACCGAACGTTCCAAGTTTACTTTTGTTAATGACTTTCCGCGTCCGTATGGTTATGTTTATCAAGAACCAGTGAATAGCATTCCGCTACCGAAAGGCTACGAGCTAGATAATATGGACTTGTCCGCTTATGGTGTGCTCGTTCTCAAAGGCAGTAATGCGGAGATATTCAAAACCCCGGTTGTGAAGAAGAACTTCTTGCGGAACTTCAAGTCTCGGGATGGCGCTGTCTACGACGGTGAATACGTGAAGTTCCAGACGAAAGATGTGAACCTTAAATGTTTAATGCGTGCACCGGACTTCGATACGTTTTGGCGGAACCGTGACGCTCTTTTGTATGACCTCACTAGGCTATCCACCAAGACCGATGCCGAAGGATACGAGTATAAAGACGCGGAGCGCATGTTTTATGTTGACGAATGGAATGAAAACTATCCATGTTATTACAAAAGCTGCAAAACTGACAGCTTTAATCCTATTGATGGTATATGGTGGGCGTTTACTCTAACTCTTGTATTTACCAGCTTTCGACTTGGAAATACCGAATATTTGCTTGCTTCGGAAGCAGGGGAGCTTATAGTAACCGAAGATGAAAAATATTTTATTGATTTAGGAGATTAGAATATGATTACTTTACATAACGGCAATGAAACAATCGAGCTTCTGACGGATGATAATAGTTATTCCTATGAAGCTGTAATGGGCGAAGATGCACTTACACTGTATTTCTCTTATCCGGGCTATCTGAATGTCCCTGTAGGTTCATGGTGTGAGTTCTACGGCAAGCGTTATTCCTTGAAGAAAGACAGCAATTTCAAGAAGAACGGAGAAAGGAACTACGACTATACGCTTATCCTTGAAACCTCGAAAGCCGATACGGAACTTTGGAAGATACGCAATACGGTAGACAACCGTATCAAGTTCCCTTATACCGCCAAACCTAAAGAACACCTCAAACTAATTGTCGATAATCTGAACAGGCGTTCTTCGGGCTGGGTAATCGGTGACTGTATAGATGGTACGGAAAAGCTGATTAACTACAACCATACCTATTGCTTGGACGGTTTAAGCCAACTGGCAGAAATTTATGAAACAGAATATCAGATTACGGAAGCTGTTATAGAGGGTGTGCATACAAAGACTGTACACCTAAAGAAAGTCGAATACAACAAGGATAATCCCCTTACTCTTTCTTATGGTAAAGGACATGGCTTTAAAACTGGTGTAGGACGGGAAAGCGGTGACATTCCGCCTGAAATTATCCTTGTAGAAACGACTGATAGAAACATAGATTATTCAAAATACGGTGCGAAAGAATTGCTGATGCCCAAATCACAGACCATTCGTTATGACGGTACGCACTTCGATGGAGAGGACGGTTTCAACGCTGCTATCTCCCGAACTTATAAGACTGACGAATACGGTACGGCCGTTATGCGTGCCGACCATGAGCTAACCACTGCCAAAGAGGATAGCCTGGATTGCACAGAGATTTACCCGTCACGCGTGGGAAAGGTTAGTGAGGTTAGAACAGTAGATACGAAGAAGCATTTCTATGATTTTTACGATAATGATATTCCCGATAACCTCAATTTTAAGGATTGTCTTATCGAGGGTGAGAAGATGACTGTTATCTTTCAGTCCGGCATGCTTTCCGGTAAAGAATTTGAAGTGAGGTACACCCATGTAGGGCGTAAATTCGAGATAATCCCGCAGGAGATAGACGGTATCACCATGCCGGACGGTGGCGTATGGATGCCGGAAGTTGGCGACAAATACGCAGTGTTCGGTATCCAGTTGCCCGAAGCCTATATCAGTGACAATGCTACAAGAACGGGCGCATCATGGGATGTGTTCCGGGAAGCCGTCAAGTATCTCTACGAACATGAAAACAAGATGTTCACTTTTACTGGTACATTGGATGGCATTTGGGCAAAGAAACGTTGGTTACAGGTTGGCGGTAAAATCGTATTGGGTGGTTTCGTGAACTTTACGGACAATCAGTTCCATCCCGAAGGCTCTCTTATCCGTATGGTAGGTATCAAACGGTTTGTAAATAACCCGTACAGCCCCGAAATAGAACTGTCCAACACTCCGGTAGGTACATCCGTTGCCAGTGAACTTAATAAGATAGAAACGAACGAGGTGCAGGTTGAGGAGAACCACAAGAAGGCACTTCAATTCACCAAGCGTTACTATCGTGATGCAAAGGAGACAATGGAAATGATTGCCGACAGCCTGCTAAACTTTTCCGGTGCAATCAACCCGATAACGGTTGCCACGATGCAGATGCTCGTTGGTGATGAAAGCCTCCAGTTCCGTTTCGTGAACTCCAAGACCGACCCGGTGGTAGTCAACCATGATATTAGTTATAATCCGAGTACAAAGGTTCTGAACGTTCCGGCAGGTATCATCCAGCACATGACATTAGGGATTAAGACCTTATCCAATGCTCATGCAGCCGGTGATTACAAGTATTGGCATATGGCGGAATACAATTCCCCCTCACTTGTCAATCCGGAAAAGAAATTCTATTTATATGCCAAGTGTAGTAAGGATAACCAATCAGGGATATTCCTTTTGAGTGAAACTGCTATTGCGTTGGAACAGATAGACGGATATTATCATCTGCTTGTCGGTATCCTTAACAGTGAGAATAACGAGGAGAGAAGCTTTGCCACTTTGTACGGATTTACGGAGATATTGCCCGGACGAATAACTACGGATAAGATAGTTTCTTCTGACGGTAAGACTTATTTTGATTTGGTAACGAATGAGATAGCCGGACGTATCAGGTTTTTGAATGGTCTTATTTCAGGTTTGGTCGGTATCGGTAATGGTGATGGCATCAATGCCGGTATGTCCGGTGAGGGAAATTCCGGTTCTGATGTACGTATATGGGCTGGAGCCAATGAAACAAATAGGGGAGAAGCTCCTTTCAGGGTACTTCATAGCGGAAAAATGATAGGTACTGATGTGGATTTATCAGGTAAAGTAAACGCAAAAGAAGGTGCTGTAGGAGAATTTAAAATCTCATCAAGTTTGACGGCTGAAAGTGGTAATGATGAAATGCTGCTTTCATCTTCACTGATACGTTTCACAAATCAATATGTGTCAACATTTATCGGTGCTGATACCGTTCCAGCTTCATCCGGCGGGGCTATCATATCCCCGATAAGAATAAATGTAAGTCGCAACATGTCTTCCTATTCGGCAGGTATAAATACGTGTTTTCATTTATCAGTAGATGGGGCAAAGAATTATGATGATTTTGTAGAAACGGGAAATCATGCCTTGTTTATACCTAAGGGTGATATTTGTGGATTCAGATTAAGAACAAGAAGAATCGGCAGTAGCGAAACCTTATCGTTAATGGATAGTATTGTAATTGCTATATCCAAAGGCATTACAATGAATCTTCCGAGCGACGCAGAGGACGGGCAAATCTATTTTATAAGAAACCATTCAAACGGTGACGTCTATGTGTATGGCCGGATAAGCCCGCTGGGGTATCCTACATCGGGAACGACAAAAGTTCATATAACAGGGGGCTGGCTGGCTATTTTCATCTATGACAAAGTTAACAATATATGGACAGGCAATAGATTACAGGGTTGGTAGAATACTATGAAGTATCTAAAGGAGAAACCTGCAAATAACAAACCTTTTGTCAATTGTTCGTTATCTGCGATGTAAAAAAATGGCAAGTCTGTTTCTCTGAACTAATTTTGTGAAAAACAGAGAAATGGGTATGTTATTTAGAAAATTATCAATGTGTTTGCATAAACTGTGTGAAGATGCACGGGGCTTTGATAATAGACTTTTAAGAATAGTAACATAGAATACACAAGCCTTTGAGCTAACGTACCCATACGTTGTGCTCAAGGCTTTTTTATTGATATAACATTATGCAGTTAATAAAGAAGAAAATATCAGAGTTGCCCCTTGCCGACAGCCTAAAGGGATTATATACCATTGGTTACAAAATCATAGATGGTATCAAGACCAGTGTAAAGGTTAGCTTGGAAGATATTCAGACCGCTTATCAGGATGTCGTCAATGCAATTAAAAAATCAGAGGAAGCGACCAGGAACGCAAATAATGCCGCTGTAACCGCCAATGAGAAATCTTCGCTTGCTAATACAGCCGCCCTAAATGCCGAAAAGGTTGCCAACAATCCGACATACATCGGCAAAGACCACTATGTCTATGTGTATAACAAGGATACGGAAAGTTTCGACAAGACGGATATTTATTGCAAAGGCGAACCGGGAAGCTCTTTCCGTGTGGCTGGTGAATACGATACCCTTGAAGCCTTGAAATCTGCCGTTCCCGACGGTTCGGCAGTTGACGGGTTCATGGCTGTAGGTACGGAAGCCCCTTATGATTACTACGCATGGATGAACGGTGAATGGGTAAGTCAGGGGAAGATAGCGGGAGGAAATGTTATTGTTCTGCCGAGAGAAATACTTGACTTGACAGGTAGTTCCTCCTCGGAAGAGATATTTGCTACATTTGGCGGTATAGATAAATACAAGGATTTGCTTGAAAAATTGAGCGCAAATAATTACTTGGTGCAGATTGGAGAACCGTCATTAGGCTCACTAAGACATATCTATACTCTTGTAGAATATTCTGTCAAATTCGCTTCAAACAAACAATCGGGAGCGTTATCTTTAAATATCTACAACGAAGACCGGCAGTTAAGAAGATTACATTTCTATTTGGAGGATAACGGCACTACAGCCCGTTGTGGGGAGGCAAGTACTTTCCAACTCGTCAAAGACTCCGACGTCCTCACCAAGACCAACACTTCACCGTTCACCCCTACGGGCGATTACCAGCCTGCAACAAAGGAGTATGTGGATAATATCGGTTATGGCAAAGTTATTGATGTAGACGGAAATGACTCAATTAATAATATTAATGCACAAGGAACAGAGGCGGAAAATAGAATTAATAGGCTATTTGGTAGTATTAACAGCTTTAAAAATGTAGTATTTGATATTGTAAATAGTCATGCTAAATATCATTTCCATCTTTTTAATTTAACCTCTAATTGTATAGAGATGGGTAGTGTATTTGCTTATGTTAGTAGTAGTGAGAATAATAGACATTTGCTTAGTTTCATATTCACATATTTAGATTATTGTAGACATTGTAAAATTGATGTCACAGACGTTTCTAAAGAAGTAATTATTAAAGACCTTGTTGCTTCCGACAACCTCACCACCCTCACCAAGAAAACCGCTGCCGAGTACGATGCTATTGGCTCTAAGGATGCCAATACAGCATATTGTGTAACCGATTAAAGGATAATGATTATGTTAAAAATAGGAGAATTGACCTCAGGGCTATTTGCTGGAGATAAGCTGATTGCGGGCAAAGAATTTGATATTAAACAACTTGTTGATAACATTACTATTGCTAATGATTTTGTAGATATTTCTGATGGTTCGAGTGTAAGAAGAATTTTAATTGTTAATCTTAGTGATAGTTCCGAGACAGTTTTGTATCGTGATGAAGTACAAACTAAAATACCTGCACAAAATATTGAATGGTATTCTTATGATATAAACAACCAAAGTTTTGCTTACTATAACGAAGGTAATACAGATTTAAGGTGTTTACTTCAATATGTAGAAAACGAGCCAATTGTTGTTACCTCTTATGTTGATACGATATGTAGTAATGGAGATAGCATGTTTGATGTTTATGATAGTACAGTCCCAATAACTGCTAATGTAGTTTGCATTGTAATGAATGCGTGAAACAATAATATTAATAAAATAACAAAGTGTTGACTTTTTTGATTATGAGAGTAAAAGTATTTTACGAAAACTGGTTTGCCAAACTTATCCTCTTTGGCAGCTACACAACTATAATGCTCTTCGGCTTCATCCTTACGAAGCTGAAGGAGTTGTCCGAAACAACTATCCGCCATGAACGGACACATCAGAAACAGTTCTTCGAGTGTATGGAGATAGCGGCTATCCCGTCCGTATTGCTGGCATTCCATGTCAGTGCGTGGTGGTTGTTACTTATCCCGCTATTCTACTACATTCTTTATTTGGCAGAATGGTTTGTGAGCTTCGTGTACCACCTGTTTACAGACAACAAGATTGGGGACGGTAAGGTCAATAAAAACGCTTACCGTGCGAGCGCATTTGAGATGGAAGCCAAACTCAACCAGGATAATCCGAACTACTTGAAAGAACGTAAATGGGGTGCGTGGTTCCGCTATTACGGTAAGATATGAAAATCCCGTCCTACTCTCACGAGCAAAACGGAATGACAGTAGTTCGCTTATTTGATAAGAGACACAAAGATATGAATAATTGACAAATAACGATAAGATGAGTACAGAAGTTGTAAATGCAGCCCTTCAAACAGGAAAGGGTATTAGTGATTTCGGAATGATGGCTATAACCGCAGGTTTTTTCCTTGTGTTATCAGCCTTGTTGATGGTGGCGTGTTTCCGTTGGTTTATGAATATGGTAAACCAGCTTATGACATCACAGAAAGAGATAAACCAAGACTATAAAGACACCATGAGGCAGCTATTGGAAGAAACCCGTGCGCAGAACGAGCGGTTGAACGTGCTATCGGAAAGTCTCATGCCCGAAACGCAGCTGCGTATAAAAACGCTAAGCAATGTATTCTTCGACCTTTCCGTTGAGAAGGTGTGCCGTATTATCAAGAAAGTGCGTGAAGAAAACCATATATCAGACAAGGAAGCTACTGCAAGAAAGATACGTACATTGCTTACAAACATACACGAGGACAGGAATTCAAAACTTGACTGCTTTTCGTATCGTGGGAACAGGCTTTCCGAATACACGGAAAGGAAATGGATAGAACAGGTTGCCAAAGCCGTTGAAGCGGAGATTTACAATGAAAACGGAGCGAACAACGGGAGGGCATACACGAATGTAGAGTCGGTATATGCGAATATAAGATTAGAATTTTATCACAATTTGAATGAAAGATAAGGAGTAACAAAATGAAAAAGAAACTGATTATCGCAGCGATTGTTATCGCTATCATCGTGGGAGTTATGCTTTACATGCACTACACACCGTTTTGGGTGAACCTGACTACTGTTGCATCATTCGGTGTCGGTGTTGTTGCCGGATGGGTGGTTCGTGTGGTTTATGACAAATATTTTAGAAAGGAGAAATAACATGAGATACTTTACAATTGCAGAACTGGTTAAAAGCGAAACGGCTGATAAGAATGCTATAGATAACAGATTGCCGCAAGAACTGCTTCCCAATGCACAAACGTTGGTTGACAATGTCCTCGACCCGTTAAGAGAAGCTTACGGAAAACCTATCACAGTGACAAGCGGATACCGTTGCCCTGCTCTGAATAAAGCGGTAGGCGGCTCTAAAACGAGCGACCACATGAACGGATGTGCTGCTGATATTGTCGGTACGCCAAATACCCCGAAAGAGAACAAAAGACTGTTTAATCTTATACAAGAATTGAAACTTCCCTTTGACCAGGTTATTGATGAGAAAAACTTCTCATGGGTACACGTCAGCCACCGAAGAGAAGGCAACAGAAACCAAGTATTGAAACTCTAAAAAGTAAACATCATGGCAGCAGAAGTTTTATCATTTCAACAAGAAGAAGGCAAAACAGCGTATTACGCAACGTTTGTCAGTGACGGTAATCCCGTTACCATACAGATAAAGAACAAGGGCGGAATGGTGACTGTATTTGCCAATATCGAGGGCATGAAGCCCGTGACATTGTATCCTAACGCGCGTGACAACAACGATGCCTCCGACTCTATTTTCCGTATCGTAGGGATAGCAAATGGCATAAACGTCACAATCAAGAGCGCTACCGAAGTATTGGAAGCCAAAATGATTAAAGAGGGATAGCCTATGAAACCAATCACTATCCCCAACATCAGCATCCCGACAATCGGTATTCCTACTATCGGTATACCGTCTGTCGGTTTCCCGTCCGCTTCGGGCGGTGGCGGTCTTTCATGCCCCGCTGGTATGAAAGAGCACATCAAGGCTTGGTATGACCCGAAGAAGCAGGGTATGACTAACTATGATGTGATAGAGGCGTATGTAGAAGATTTTACTAATTGGAATTATGTAAAAGCAAGAGGAGTTGCAACTATTAGCCAACATAAATTCATAATAACAGAATGTATTCTAAAAGGTTTAAGTATTGTAGAAGATATTCAAGAACCATATTCCAATTTAACTGTTCGTATTATTGGTATAACTGATAATCAAGAAGTTTTAATTACCGATTATGTTAATGAGCAACACCAAATCATTAATACTATAACAGAAGACGGAATATATACTATTGAAGACAGACATCATTTTGTAGGCTTTGGATGTAATTTTGTAGGTACATGTAATATCACTATTGAGCAGCTCCCTACATCAATCCTAAAAGACCTTAGCGGCAACGGCAACCACGCCTATTTGTATGGTGGTAAGGGTAAGCTGAATAGCGGGATGGGAGTGTATCAGCAAGACTTTAGCAAATTAATCATCTCCAGAGTAGATAAAAAACAAGACTCATTCAGTTTTACTGTTAGTGGCAGTGGCGGTTCGTATCTTGCATATATGCAGCTTGGTAATTGGAATAATAAAGCGTTTAAAATATTGGCAAATATTAATGCAAAAAGCGATTATCTTTATTTGAGATTTAGGAATAGCACTGATGCTGTAATAACAAGTGTGATGTTAAAAAATGGCGAGAACATTATTCCTGCTCAAAATATTGAAGGTGCAACCAAAGCTGTATTTGAATATTCTTTGAAAGAAGGAGAAACTATCACCGTCACCCAAATCCCCGACTACCCCGACCAGCTTTGCTACGACGGCAAGATGTACGCTGTTGCTTATGATATGCCTATATTAACGGATTACACGGTGATGGCGGAGAGGACGTGGTTTGAGAATAGAAATATTTTCTTGGCAAAAGGAAACATTACTACTGAAGCTAAATACGCATTTATATTTGAAAGATTTAAGCCTGATGGGGTGGTGGCTGTACAATCTTTTGGTGCTTGGAATGATGTTGTATCGACTACAGACAGTTGTATTTCGTATCTAACAAAAAACAAGTACAACGGTATTGATATTAGAAGCGGAATAGGTGCAGATGATGATATGCTATCAATTGGCGGTGCTCTTAATAAAGGTAATATAGAATTAACTTCTGTTTGTTGTCACGGCGCCATCATAGTCGCCGACCGCAGCTTCACCGAAGAAGAAATAAACTGGCTAAAACAAAACTGGGATAAGATATGAGAAATAACATCTTAGGTGCGGTGGTCTATCTATCCACCGCCATAGTATTCGGTGGCAGCACTGCACTGCTGATGCTTTTTATCAAGGAGAACAGCGACCGTTGCTACTACTATAACGGCAAGTGGAACAAAATAGACTTGCTGTGTGGAGTTGCCGCAATATGTGCTGGTATGGTTGTAAATCATTATTTGTTGAGGTTATGAAAAAACTACCCTGGTTATTAGTTGTATTGCTGGCAATCGCTTGTGTGGTGGCGTGGTTTCGTCCGCACGAGCCTTTGCCGGCAGAAATACGTACCGAGACGAAGATACAGACGGTTGTCAAGACTGACACGGTTCTTATCTCCGCACCGATAGCGGTCTTTTGGCAGATATTGCCGAATGACACAGTACGTATAGGTGATACTTTACTTCACCGCAAACGGGTTGTATATGAAGATAGCCTGTATCGTGCGGTGGTGAGCGGATATGTAGACCCGCGGCTGGATAGTATGCAGGTCTTTCCTAAGACGGTTTATCAGACAGTAACAAATGACATCTATCATCCGGTTCCCATCAAGCCGAAGAAAAAGCGTTGGGGATTGGGGTTGCAGGCTGGATATGGGTATCCAGGCGGCATGTACGTAGGCGCAGGAATAAGTTATAATCTATTTGTATGGTAAGAAAGAAATTAACGATGTAGAAGTTGGCTTGTAGCTGACACTCTTTCGGGGGCTTAGAGTATAAAGAAAGCCCCCAACGTTCAAATAATTATTGCCACATAAAAATTTGAAAAAAGCATAAGACACCGCACGTTGGAGGCTTTAATATCTTCAACACGGTATCTTATGCTTTGTTCGTATATAATCAAATATTTTATGTGGCAGGGCAAAGATAAATATAAAATTCAGAAAAACTATGTGTAAGTCAGAAATCTTTGCCGAAACAATTAATCTCGTGGCGCAGGAGACCGAAATTACCGCCAGCCGAATACTATCTTCGGATAAGGATGCGGAAACCGTAGACGCCCGCTATTTGCTTGTACAGTTGCTTGTTGAAAGGGGGATGTATCCTTCGCAGATAGCTCCTAAAATCCACAAAACCAAACGCGCGATAAACTACATGATTTCCAATTTTCAAGAACGTATGGAAGGCGGGAAAATGTTGAGAATATATTGGGAAAACATTAGGAAAGCGTTGGGAAACAACTGATTTCATGGCAGTATCGGTATTTATACTTTTGTGATGCGGTTGATTTTGACCGTAATACAAAATATAAATCTCTATGGAAAGAACGTATGTCTTCAACCAAGACGGGAACAACGGAAATGGTGGCGGAAGCAAATTCGACATCATGGCTATGTTGCCCAACTTGATGGGAAGCAAGGGTGTAGACCCCGGACTTCTCGCTTTACTGAACCAGGGACGTGGCAGCCAAGACCAATGGGGCGGCTCGTGGTGGTTCATCTGGATTATCCTTTTGTGGTTCTGTTGGGGCGGCAACGGCTTTGGCAACCGCTTTGGCAATGGTGGCGGTCTGCCTGCCGAGCTTAACGGTGATGTCGGTCGTGAATACCTGATGTCAGCCATTCAGGGCAATGGCAATGCCATCAACCAGCTTGCTTCTTCTTTGAACTGCTCTACCCAACAGTTACAGAGCGCCTTGTGCAACATCCAGGGACTTATCGCCAATGTTGGCAATCAGGTGGGCATGTCAAGCCAGCAAATCATCAACGCATTCCAGTCCGGAAATCAGGCTGTTCTTACTCAGATTGCAGATTGCTGCTGCAAGACTCAGAACGCCATTACCACAATGGGCTATGAGAACCAGCTTGCGATGTGCAATCAGACCAACGCGCTTGTCAACACAGCCAATCAGAATGCACTTTCATTGCGTGACGGTGCTACCGCCAATACCAATGCTATCCTTGCAAAGCTGGACGCCATGCAGAACCAGGCATTGCAGGACAAGATTGCGGCTCTTACAGCAGAAAAAGCCACTTTGACTGCTGAAATCTCCCAGCGTAACCAGAATGCTACTATCCTGAATTCAGTAGGACAACAGATTGCTCCTTTGGCAGCAGGCTTGCAGGCATTGCAGTCCGATGTCGATGGAATAAAATGCAAGATGCCACCTACGGTAGCAGTGCCATACCCGCAATTGCAAGCATTTAACCCTGAGATAGCTCGTGCTGCGGCTTTCGGTGCTTACGCCGGTGATGCAATGTATGGGCGTAGCGGTTGTGGTTGTAACAACTACTGGGGTTAATTCCGGTAAGAAAGGGGGTAATTATGTGGCCTAACTTTTTTACAGGATTTCCTTTCTTGTTCCCTACTATTGGAAGGGCTAATTTCAATACCCTTCCTACGGTAGCCGTAACGGTCGGCACGGAGAACGTGACTTTGGAGCTGCCTAACCATGCGTTCCGTAACAGAAGCTATGTAGGCGGTTTCTATGTCAGTCTCCGCCAGGCGATACCTGCCGGTACGACTGCTACACTCCCGATACTGATAGGGACTAATGGGGATACAAGACCGTTGCTGGCTTACAACAATGAGCCGGTGACTGTCGGCAACCTTGCCGGAACGGGTATCTACGAAATCCACTATAACAAGTACACCAACGAACTGTTCCTTGTTAACGGTGGGTATCGTCCGACAACCGCACCGGCACCGACTCCGACAGCAGAAGCAACCGCTCAAAAGAGCAAGTAGTTAACATGGGGCTTTGTGGTTGTTTCCAAAATGGAAATAGCCACACCCCTTTAAAATCAAACCAATATGTTTCAATCACTTCGTACCAATAACCAGTTGTATATACTTCATAAGGATGCTAACCCGTTTATCGAATACGGTCCGGTAGTCAGCGTTTCCGCTCCTAAGCCGAAATATCCTATGGCACCCCCTATGGGGCAGTTGCCCCAAATGGAAATGGTTGTGGATGTCGTTGTCTGTATCAACGGGCAGAACACGACTTTCCAAAATCTACCTGCTGGCATGGATATAGCCGACTTCGGACAGAACGGCAATATCGTAGTGTCATGCTCTCGTGATGCGATGAACAACGAGGTCGCTTCTATGAAACAGAAAAGCATAGACATTATCAACAGCATGGACTTCCACAATTCCGTCATTGCGGGATGTGACAAGATGCTGACGCTCTTGAACCCCGAATTTGCAGAGAAACAACGTCAGGAGCAGGAAATATCCTCTCTGAAAGGGCAAATGGCGGAAATGAGCAAGAACATGTCCGACCTTATGGAATTGAACAAACGGCTTATGGAACAGCTCGGAGTTGCTGAAACATCTAAAACAAAGAAATAATATGGGAATGTGGGAAATATTGGAAGAAGGGCGCGGAGAATATGACCGTGACTTCGGTATGAGAGGCGGTAATCCTATGGAAGAAGCCTATAGAGAGGGTTGCCGTCATGGTTACGAGAGAGCCATGCGTGAGATGCAGGGCGGTGAAATGGGCTATCGTAACAGCGGTGGTTCACGCGGTGGAAGCTATAGCGGCGGCTCAGATATGGGCGAACGCCGTATGCCGGGTTACTTCCCGGAATATCCGGTTTACAACGAACGCCGCGATTCACAGCCTTACGGTGATGATATGGGCGAACGCAGACGCAGACGCGCCAACGGAGAGTTCATGTAATGGAGAGGGGATTATTCCCCTCTTTTGCCAATCACTTAAAATCAGGAAAATATGAAACAAAGATTAGATACATACGACAGAATACCGCCTGCAATGGCTGACTATCTCAGCCAGTACGGATGGCATTTCAGCAAGAAGATGTGCCTATGGGCTGTTTCCCGCATGAAGATGGAAAACAAATCTACGGGAAAGGAGGAAAAACTTGAACCAATCAGCAAAGAACAGGTAGAGGAGCTTCTTAAAAAGTACAGTATAAACCTGGAGAAGGATGCAGGGTACGACAGCGTTTACGTGGCAAACATGGCGAAGTCGGATTACTACAAAAGTTCTATCACTGACGAAGCACATCTCGCATTGTTCATTAAGGATTACATAGATGATGTGGACGCTTACAATGGAATGCCTTTCACGCGGTTCTATGCCGACTGCATAGGCTCCGGCAATCCTATCATGTGGGAACAGATGATGTAGCCTATGATAATACAGGAATTTTACATACCGGATTATGATTGGGAAGTGCGTGTATATTATGCGGTGGACTGCTATTATACCGACCGCATCATCGCCGACCTTCAGCGGGTGGGATGCAGGGGGATGGATTTGGTGAATGCCTATAAGAACATGCGCTCCTGCAATCTGAATACGGGTATCACTTACTCCAATATCCAAAACAGGCAAACCGTAATGGTTATAGCCCTTACTTCTTCCCCGGCAGAGTTTCAAAACTCTTTCGACCATGAAAAAGGGCATCTATGTCGGCATATCTCACGGGCGTTCGGCATCGACCCGTATGGAGAAGAAGCGCAGTACCTTAGCGGATATGTGGGACAGAAGATGTTCCCGGTAGCGAAGAAATTTTTGTGTGAACATTGCAGACGTAGCTTATGTGGAAAATAGTACAAGCCATTTTATCAGGCAAATCACGGGAAGAAGTATATAACATGCTTTCTCCCGAACAGAAAGATACGCTGAACAGCCTTGCCATAGCAAATGGTATAAACCGCCAACAACGTAGAAAACTTGAACGTGATGCGAAAAAGGGATTACATAGATGAACTGCTTGAATTGGCGGACAATGTCCTTTACATGGACTATTGCCGCCTTTTCCAGGTTATCCAATGGAACGTTTAGAACGCTTTGAACGGGTTCTCCATTGGGTTATACCGCTTGCTGTTTTGGTGAGGGTTATATCTGTATGCCTGTAAGTTTACTATCTGCATTTAACTTTTGTAAGTCCATACTTAGCCAATCTTAGATATATCGTCCTTACACTTACATCCAACATTTCAGCCATTCTGCGGGGTGGTATATTTTCTTCCTTGTACAACTTGGTAATGTTTTCTTCCGAAAGTGGGTCAACGAAAGGTTTCTTCGGTTCTGTTATCCCCATCCGTTTACGTGCTTTCGCTGCATATGCTTCATTTTGTTTGTCTTTTGTGACGTAAATAACAGTGGTCTTGTTAAGGCGTAGAGGGAATAGCCTTCTTTCCACTTCCTTGTGTTGTTCGGCAAAGCTTTCTACATCCCCGTTGACCGTAGTGTCAATCTTCTTGTATTTGTCCGGGATGCGGGAACGTCTGTCTCTGATTATTCTGTCTGCTCTTCTCATGACTTCTCTTCATTGTCTGAAAACACTAAATTTTGTACTTCTTCTTCCCATATATCTCCCTCATTTCCTTCAAAGTCAAGATATACCGTATCTTTAGGGCTTGGATTGTTGAAACTAGAAAGCAGCCCTATTACCTGCATGGGCATAGAAAGTCTTTCTCCTTGTGGTGACGGGAGTTTTATTCTCACCCGGTCACCGATTTTTAATTCTGTTATATCCATTATTTTATTATACTAAATTTATGATACCATTTATCTGCATAACTGAACCATCCTATAATGAATGATTTACCGAAGAGGGTTGCTTTGTATAGTTTACTCATGCGTTTCTTTGTTCTTTAATTTATCAAGGAACTTGCTATCTCCCGAATAATTCACACCGATAGCCTTTTTACTTTCAACAATCTGTTCCAAAAGGGTTATAGCTTCCTTTTTCACTTCTTCTACTTCATTATAACCGCAGGCTTTATCAACCAACTGCTCCATAGTCGATTTAGGCTTGGAAAGCTGTTCTTTGAGCTTGTTTAATCTCCAGTAGCAGTAATCAATTGTGGCGATGTGCTCTAATTTACTCATGGTTATATTATTCATTTATAATTAATTCACACCAACTATTATCGCTTTCCCAAAACCATTGATAGCCGCCAGCGTGTTTACGCTTTCCGGAACAGCAATTCCTGATATTACGGGCGCAAATGCCAGTCTTTCGTTCCGCATCGTTAGAGGACTGGAAAACACCTTGTAACCGTCCGCTCTTTATAGCTACTACTTTCTTTGCATTGCAGCCCGCTATATTAGGGTTTCCCGTTCTCCCTAAAGCTAATCCTTTAATCATACTTTCCCTTTTATGCGAAGGGATGTAATCATCCCATTTCTTCCCCTTGTTATGGGGGATACTTCCTTTCAAAAACCGCCCGTTAATAGGGTTGCGGTTTAATCGCTGTGGAGGTATATATAATTCATTCATCTTTAAATTCAAGTTTTGGGTTACTGGTAGTCTCGATATTCCTTTTCTTTGTCTTAACCATTCTCCGATAAACATCATCAATCAATTGCTTAAGCTCATTGACGTAGCTTTCCATGCTCCAGCCTTCGAGTTGACACACCATTAAATCAAATTCTATTTCTTGTAGCAGCTTTACTTTAAACCTCTCGCGTGCAAAGACATTTACCCGTTGACGCACATTACGGTTAATCATCGGGTCTTGTTTAGGTTCTTTGCTATTGGGGATAGATTTTTTCACGGGGTGATGGTTGTCTGTTATGTTGTTAACATGAACATTCATAGCTTTTACAAGAATTCTTACTCCTCCGTTTAAGACGCTTTTCCCGTTTGTGTAAAAGTCGTATCCGGTCAAAGGAGAACCAGTATGCTTGTCAATGGAGAAGCCTTCAGGCGGTTTATCATAGAGTTCCCAATTCATGTATTTACTCATGGTTGTACCTTTCTTGTAACTCTTTCAAAACAATCTCCACACCTTCATCCAGTCCTTTCTTGTAACCGGATACACGCTCACCTATATTGTAGACCAAGCATCCTGCAACGATAAGAATAACTCCTACAGTCCTATGCCAATAGGGCAGGGATACACTGAACGGCGAGAATGTCAGTCGGAAATGCCCGATGAATAATGCTGATATGATGAATATCGCAAGAAAAAATATTAGGTTTGCTTTCATAATCATATAAGTTTTAATGCTTCCTGTAATCCTGCTTCAAGTGCTTCTTCGTAGGCATCCCAATTCCCACCATCGTTAGGTCCTTTAGGAAAACAAAAGACTACCGTTCCCATATCTGCTTTAGATATATTGTATGTGTAACCAGAAGCACTATTATATATAGTGATATGGAGTTTTTTGTTTTCACGCAGCCACTTTTGGGCGATATACAATGTTGGACACAAAAATTCAACTGATTCGTTATCTATTTCCGTACAACACGACATACTTTGCGGAAGGTCATATTTTGTAATAACCTTATTGCGGTCTATTAGGTGTTCACACTTCCAATCAAACCCTTTATCTTTCAGTAGCTTTGCTGTCTCTAATGTTACGAGTTCTTCGGTCATAGTTCACTCCTCCTTATCTATCTTAATATCTGTCACTTTGCCACGATTGATAAAACCGCCACAGCTAAACAAATCGGTTATACATGCTGTGTAGTTCACCTCTGCGCATTTCTCGTACAGAGAGCATGAGGCGCAATGAATATTATCTTGTACCGCTTCATGCAGCACTCCGTCTATTATTATTCCGTTATTTACTTTCATACCGTTCATCTATTAGAAGTTACACCCAAACATAATACTTTGTCAGACACACCTATATCATCAAATTCAAGAATTAAATACTCTGTATCGTAAGGATAAGGGTATCTGCAATTTTTCAATTCTTCATCCGTTAATTTGCGTCTGACACGCATCTCTATTTCGTAATCATCGGAAAGATTCTCAATTATTTTTCTAAGTTGTCCTACGTTCTTTATTTCCATGGTTATTTCCCTTTCAAAATTTCAAGTAATTCTTTCGCTCTTTTATATGTATCAAAGCCTTTTATGTTTCTCCATTTATCAGAAAATAAGCCATCTTCTCGTACCTGAACCCAATATACTGTTATAGGGATACAACCGTTATATCCCTGACCTTGTATAATCCTATATCGTTCCATAACTTATAGCGTTAAAGTTATACTCACTTTTATGTGCTCTGCGGGTTCGACTGTTAGTTTCGACTCTGCATATTGCCGTACCGGATATATAACATTAACATTCATGCCTGTCTCGGCTTCAAGTTTTTCCAAAATATGAGCTATCTCCATTTCGGCTTTCGCTTTCTTGTTTTTTGCTTCTTCTATATCCATGATTATTTTCCTTTCAATTCATTAATTAGCACATCAGCACAAGCAATAGCAAATCGGGCAACAGCTTTAGGTACTGTATGTTTCTCGTTTTCTTTATATGTTGCTTCGGAACAGGCATAACTAACTTCTTCTTCATCGCTTAGTATTCCTTGCATGGCGGCTTTCGCCAGTTCGTAACGCCTCTGTTCCCAATCAATATTATCAGACCTTTCTTGAAGTATTTCAACCTCATCAAAACTTAATTCAATAGGACTCCCGTAACTATCACACTTATCAAGTGTGACACGTGCGTAATCAGAAATATTGATAATTTCTCCAGTCTCTTTTATTCTCGCTTTCATTATTTACCCTCCTTTTCAACATATCCGTTTTCAATACACCAGCACAGCATCTCGTAGGCTGAATTAATAAGTTCCTTACTCTCTGTCAGGTTTAATATAGAACGCAAATAAGGCTCCATATATAAACATGTTCCGCTATTTGCAAGCTTCTGTAAGGTTAGTACATGTGTGCCAATAAAACAAGGTAGCTTATCGAGAATGTCCTGCAAAGTGTAAGTTTCATGATAATAGTCGTAATTCGTATCGGCATCCGGAGAGGTTACAACCATGTTGTCTGCATCTGATTCATTCCACTCGAAACACATGCTTCCATCGCTTGTATCCAACCCAAGCTCCTGCAAATGTATCATCTGTTCGACTGATAATACTTGTTTTGATTTCATAATTCCTCCTCCAATTTTTCCAAAAGTTCCTTGGATAACATTTCACAATAATAAATATTATCTATCATTGTGTCATCAGAACTTATATCTGCCTTAAACCTCTTAACGAGTACCCAGCCATACCATTTTTTCACTTGAACGTCAAAAATGTGGTCAAAAAGTCCGTATCTGTATATTCTGTATTTTCCCATATCAGTCTCCTTTCTCTTTAATCCGTTCCAGTACATCCTTATATCATATTTGTAATTTAATTTTTATTCTTTTAATTTGTTTTGTAATTATTGAAGCTACATTTGACCTTGTTGTGTTAAATTCATGTGCTATTTCGGTTGGAGTATATCCTTGTAAATAATATCGTAAATATGTCTTTGCCCTATTCCCCTCAACTAAGGATATTATATCTATTTTTTCTCCGTAGTATTGGTGGCATTCGCATCTCCATTTGCATAAATCTATGGGTTCGATATATCTGACATGTTTATTATGCTCAATAAAATCCAGTGCTCTATGCTTTGCCGTCTTTAACCATTTGTTGTTTGCATGTTTGGCTTGAAGAGAGTTATTGCAGTAAGTCTCTATATAAGCGTTTGCAGCAATATCTTCAGCGTCTTCCCTACTTATTTTATATCCATAAAGGTATAATAATATGTCAGATACTTTTGTAAAGCGTTCTGGAAAGGATTGCAACTCCATATCTTTAATTTCGTGGTTTTCCAACACCCTTTCGTCGATAAGGTTTGAAATAGAACAATTAAAAGGATTTCTATCTATGTGTTTAGGCTCTACCTCGCTCCATTCCTTTCTAACAAATGCGTTGTACATCACAAGGGAAAGCTTACGAGATATTTCCTTTTTATGCCCAATAGACAGTCTTACAATTGGATATTTTCCGTTTTTTGATTGTTCTATTTTTTTTTCATTTATAGAAAAACGTTTTGAAACATGACGTGTAAAAAACAATCGGCAAGAAGAAGTAATAAAATATCTGTTATACTCATTAACCATCGCAATAGGTACTTCTGCAATGGTTGATTTTGTAAAATCTTTAATATACTCTTTTGCAGAATCAAGTGTTGGAACAAACACACATGATTTGTTGTTTATTTTTCCAAAAAAAATCATATATCAATCTCTTTCTTTTTATTTAGCGTTGTCAATGATAGATGCCATGCTCTTCCCACCCTTCTTGTTTGCAGTTTATAGGTAAATGAAGCCCCGTATAAACGAGATAACGGTATAATGTAGTTTTTGATACTTTCAATCTTTTAGATATAACTGTTTTTTCTGTTCCTTTAGCCAATTCTTTTACTATATAATCATGTTTGTTGGCACATTTGGGATTAAGTCTACAACGAAAGCCACGACAATGTCCGAGCATTGCCCCTTCTGCTTTTTTTCTCGCTAACGCCTCTTTTGTACGTTGACTGATAAGATTGCGTTCAATCTCAGCTGACAATCCGAAAGCAAAGGCAAGGACTTTACTTTGTATATCTTCCCCAAGTCTATAGTTATCTTTAATTGTCCATACCTTACATTCTTTTGTCATACAGATATTCAAGATTTCCATAATCATAAAAAGATTGCGTCCAAGACGTGAAAGCTCACTACAGATGATAATATCATCTTTGCGTACTTTACGCAGTAAACGTCCAAGCTGTCGTTTTGTGTAATTTTTCGTTCCACTGATAGTTTCTTCTATCCAATCGTCAATCACCAAATTACTACGTTCGCAGAAGTTGTTTATCTCAAAACGTTGGTTCTCTACAGTCTGCTTGTCACTGCTTACCCTAATATATCCGTAAATCATAATTTTTCATCATAAACTGCAACTTTTAATCCGCCTCTCACTAATTTTTCAAGATTTTTACCTAAATCTTGCATGTGAAATCTAACGACTGATATATCTTCATCATTAACTATTCTTGTTAAAGCATTGATGTGTAAAATCCCTGAAGCACGTTTGGCATCTTCTCTATACAGTTCGTAGTAATTATCTATTCGTAATAGAATGATTTTATCGGGGTATATATTTTTCAAATTATCGAATAGTTTTATCATTTCGTTTCTCCTTTCTCTTTCATTCGTTGTAACACATCTTTGTTGGCTTCGAGTATATCATCGAAAGAGGGGATGGGAAACCATGCCAGCACGATACTGTTTCCGTGAATCCACATTCCCTTTTTATCTAAATTGCTATTTCTACAAAACTTTTCTTCTCGAATACATGGTGTGCCATAACACATCACCAAAACAAAAACTTTTTGCCCCTCTTCTGGCAACCGTTCCTCAACGCTTATCCACGGAGATTGCTTTGCCTGCCATCCAGCACCAGCCTTAAAAAGAGGAACGGCATATTTTTGAATTGCCGCATTAGATATTATGTAGTGCTTCGGGTCTTTATGCATTTTATAAGCAACATGAAGCTCTTGTATAACTTTCTCACGTTCAATTCTTGCAGCTTCTTCTACTGTCTGTTTCATCATTGTTAGTTTTAATTATTTATTAATAACCACCGCCATCGTACTTATAGATGTCCCACTTTCCTTGAATTCTCCGGCGCCGATTTCAAATACTTCTCCACGTACATCTTCCAACCATTGGCGGAAGTCGACACATTTCTTTTCCGAAGCGAATTTCCAGTGCGGGCTGGTAATGGCTGCGAGCGTTCCGCCGGCTTCTAAATGTTCATACATCATTCTCACATGCTCTATATCCTGATTGTTTGAGAAAGGCGGGTTGGCAATAATCTTGGTATAGCTTCCTGCACTGCCTTTTGTAAAATCTTCATCAAGCAGTATCACATTTTCCAACAAATGCAAAAACTCTCTGTTTTCCGGCATCAGTTCATAGCATTCTACTGTTACGGAAGGACAAGCCCTATGAATGGCTTTAATGAGAGCACCACGACCGGCACTCGGCTCCAGTACCGTATCATTCTCATATATTCCGCCGGCAAGCATGACCAGCCAGTCCGCCACCTCAGCCGGTGTTTCAAAGAACTGGTATTCCTGCTGAAGATTACAACGCTTCCCTTCTTTAAGGATTGAGAACACCCTCTCCGGATTGAACGGGAATGTAAAACCCTGTATCTTTCCACCTTGCCAGGAACCGCCGGCTTCCTCAATCCACTTCTTAGCCTCAGCATACGATTTCTTGTTGAATTGCACATTGGGAAGTTTCAACAAACCGTTCTCCAAGGTACAATGCCGCAATATCTCTTCAACGCTCCAGCTTTTCCCGCTGTCAGCTGTACCTTTCTTGCTTTCTTTGTTCTCCTCAATGCCTAACAGTCTGTTCAATGATTTTTGTACACCGATAGCAATGGAGGCATTGACTGACATCCACTCCAGTATGGCTGTCAGAAACTCGGTGTCTACATGTCCGGTCTCGTCATAAATGGTTTCCTTGTCAATCAGGCTCGGAAGCTGCTTGAATGGTTCAAGGCTACCATGTAACGTTTCGATTAAAATCTCTTTTTTGTTCGTCATAACTCTTTTGTAAATAAATTCTTGTTGTGTCCACACTCCCATGGCCGAGAAGGTCGGCCAGTTGAATGACATCCTTATTTTTTTTCAGGAACATTTTTGCGAAAAAATGCCGGAAGGCGTGCGCGTGCATCTTCCTTGAGTCAATACCGCAATGTTTGCCCCATGCTTTCAAATGTTGTGAAAAACCTCGTTGAGTTAACGGGCCGAATTTCCCAACAGCGAGAAGTCCTGTTTTGCCAGCCTCTTTCATGTATGCCATTGCTTCCTGTCTCAACTGTTTTTGGAAAAAGAAGCGACGGTATTTATTACCTTTACCGCGAAGCGTAACCTCACCTGCCGCTATGTCTTCCCACGTGAATTGTTGGAATTCTGATAGACGTGCGCCCGTTGTACCCAGTACCTTGATAAAAAAGTAGTAATCTTTGTTGGATTTCGTTTTCAGAAAATCCAGTAGGCGGTTGTACTCCTCTTCTGTCGGGACGTTGTTTACATCGAGCTTGCGCTTCATCTTAGGCCTTTTAAGTTCTATCGGTTTCTTTAACCATTTCGAGAACTTTTCTAAAGCGGTGATACGCAAACGGATAGTTTGCGGGGATAGTGATTTCTCTTCCAAAGTCCGTATAAACCTCTTGCAGTTTTCCATACTTATATCATTGGCATATTCAAAGTATTGTTTCAAAGAGGTGTGGTAAATATCTACAGTATGCGAAGAGTAATCATTGCTATCGGTAAGCCATACTATAAAATCATTCAACAGTTTCCTGTTCTTTTCTGAAATGGTATCAAGCCTTTCCAATGTCTTTATTTTCTTTTCCCGACGGTTATACCCGATTTTAAGGTGGAATAATAAATCACAAATGGCTTCACTCATCAATGGATAACGTGCCCCAATATTGGCATTTTCACGCTTATAAGCCAGATAACCACGGCGATTGACTTCTTCGGCACTTTCAAGAAAATCCGTTACATATTTGATATATTTGCCGATGGTATCATAAGTTCTACTTGTTGTATACAAGTAGGAAATATAATCGGTTAAAATCTTTTGCCTGTCATTATTCATTGCTTATTCCTTTTTCTTGATTTAATCTTGATTGGATTGTTTTTTTGTTCCGGTACCGAACCATTCTAAGCGGAAACCGTGTATCCGGAGCCAGTATTTAAAAGCGGGGATAGTTGTCAGTTGCATAATCAATGACTTTTAATTTTCTTATATTTACCGCACTTCTTGCAGAAATAGTGACGGACGGTGTACCAACTGCTATTACCCCAATCATCAACAACTTCAACTCTCCTCTCAAATAAGTATTCCCACTCGTGGCAACAGAACCATTTCTTTATAATGGCATCAATTAAACGCTTCATAACCAACTGTTCTCCTTTACAATTCTACCATCGTCTAACAACGTGTATAGTTTACCCTTATATGCCAGAGCAAAACACCATTGGCGGGCATACTTCAAATACTGATGCAATTTGTATCTGTGCGGGTGTTTCTGCATCTTTTCTCTTATTCTTCGTTTCATAATCAATATGCTAATATTAAATTTCCACTTTTGTGTAATTACTAAAATCACAATACAAGTATTGACACCAACCACCGAAGCGATATTTATCATTTAGATACCTACATTGGGAAGTCCACTTACTCTTTGTAATAATCTCGTACACCGTTCCTTTATGGATGAAAAGGTCGCCTACTTTTAAATTGGAAAGTTTAACTGTTTTCATGGGATATTCAATTAATTAAAATACTTGGCACATTTAAATCCTTTCCGTGGCATAAAGTCTGTAAATTCATTTGTTTTCCTTTCTTTTATTCCGTTCCCGATTGTCTTCCGAAACACACATTTTGCACCATGATGTTTTGATGTGGTATGCTTTCCCGTTGCGGTGAATCGTTCTATCGTAGAAGCAGGATAGCAAAAGCAATCTTCCGCAACGGCTGCACACTTTACGTTCTATTCCGTCCACTATCACCCGGTTTCTCGGTTTCCGCTTCACTATTTCACATGACCCGCATTCGGATGCACCGTACTTCCGGCAATAGGCAAGGGAATGCTTGCCACATTTCGCGAAAGAGGTGCAATCGAAGCGGGGGACTGTCTGATGAACATTCATATTACCTTACCATGTCAGTTTGTTATCGAATATCTTAATGCACTCAAACAGGTAATGTGCAATTATCGGTTGCACCGCATTACCTATACACTCCGTTCGGTCCACCCTGTCGGGAACCCCATTAGACTTTCCAGTAAATCGGGGTGAGGGTATTGACTGTCTTGTTCGCCATCCCGGATATACTCGTGTATATTGCCCCGATAAGTAGGGCTTCCGAAATACCGATTCTTGCATGCTCCGTTTGCCGTTGACTTCGTTGGAGTAGGCAATACAATATAATCGCTCCCGACTCTGTTGTATTCCAAAGTCGGTGCCCGATAAACACTGCCATTCCGCATCATACCCGATTGAGGAAAGGTTGCATAGGACCTGCTCGAATCCCCGAACAAGGAGCATTGGACTGTTTTCAATGATAACGTAACGGGGTTTAGCTTCCCGTATAATTCTGAACATTTCAGACCATAGGCCGCTTCTCTCACCGACAATTCCGACACCTTTTCCAGCAATGCTGATGTCCTGGCAAGGGAATCCACCGCTGATGATGTCAACAAACGGAGGTTTTGAATACGTTCTAATATCTCTGTTGATTTCATGCTCTTCTCCAAAGTTTTTCTTTATTACTAATGATTGATAATCCTCAAATTCACAACTCCACTCGGTCTTTATGCCGGCAAGTGCCGCACCTAATCCAAAACCTTCTATGCCGCTAAACAGAGAGCCGTGTGTCAATTCTCCTTTCTTCATTTCCATAATTCAGAACCACTCTTCATTCGATCCGACCTCTACAGATAGCCAGCTCATGAGGAGAATTATAAGGTTATAAATAGGTTTCATCTCACTAAACTTTTATCGCATTGGCAATATTATCGGCATCCGAAAGTTTTCTTACCAGCACATCAAACGCTGCTGTACACCGCTCTGTGTTCATATTGACCGTTTTCCCGATTTTCAAACTATCGGAAGCAAGGTTCATCATCCTTGCCACATTGGAAAGCTTCAGGTATTCCAACGTAAACCCGTTAAACCGTGCATCTTTCTTCCGAAGTTCTTTAATCCTTTCGTCGAACTGAATACAGGAGTAATCACACAATGTCCTTGCAAGTTCGAACCTTGCAATCTCTGCGGAATGGGATATGCCGTTATCGTCAAGAGCCTGCTTGAACTGCCAATACAACATATCCACGTGCTTGTTCACTTCTTCCGTATACTTGTCGTTGCAGTCGGCAAAAAACTCGCTCCGGTCTGAACCGATAACGTTGTTTACAGTACGCTCGTATTCCTGTCTTGCCTTGTCGGCATCATTCAAATACCGTTTGAATGCCTGTCTGTAATAAGGCGTTCTCTTCATCGCATGCAGGCTCTCGATAACCTGCCCGCAACAGATGTCGTTCGTGAGCAATATGTTATAAGTGCAGAGTACTACAAGGTTCTCATACTTGCTGATTATCTTGGTTGCTGCATCGGTAGTCATTGCCTTGCGTGTTCTGCCTTGTTTATATTCTTGTTTCTACTCTCTTTTGCAAGTTCATCAATCATGCGCTGATACTTCCTTGCCACCAACGGGCAGCGTATGCGCATTGCATTGTCACGCTGCCACTCCAATTGTTCGATTTTCTTTTCAATCTCTATGTCCATGATTATTTACCGTTTGTTTCTTATTTGGATAAACCCTCGTTTTTCGCATTCCCTCAACAGCTCCATATCTTCATCCCTTATATCACATGGCGTCTCATGATTAACACTCATGTAATCCGATATGCCAAACTTTTTGCATATATCATAGTAAAAGCGTCTTTGCCTGCCTCTTGTCGTCCAACATATTGTAAGTCTCATACTTTATTGTCAAATTTATGCTTTCGCCACTACTTACGTAAACTGATACTACATACACGATTTGCCGCTCGTTTCATGGCTTCTGCATCTCCACTTTCCACAAGCTTACGTTCACGTTCAAGATACTCGATATAGGAAATTCCGTTGCTACCGCGCTCTTCTATCTCCTTTTGGCGCTGTAGTCGGTATTGCTCACGTTCGTAACGCTCAATGTCAATGCGGCGTTCCTTGATATAGTCAAGCATAGCGCTTGTAATCTTCATCGGGTCTATAGCTCCATAGAATCGTCCGTATTTCCCAGACTTAAACCGTGCAATGAAAAAGCATATCTCAGCTGCATTGATGTAATAATACTCAGAAATAAATATCTCTGCTAACTCATTAAGCTGCTCCTTAGCAATCTTGGTAGATACCTCTGCGAAATCATTGAGTGTACCGAATTGAATTTTCAACCATTCCAAAGGAGTTTCATCTCCATAAGTCGAAGCCAATAATCCTAATGTAAGTATAGAAAAATTCATGGCTAAATCGGAGTGAGTCGCCTTACACCTGACAATTTTGAACTGCAAATCTGGATTGTAATCAAGTATGAATTGTGCAGGGTCAGGATATTTATTCAATAACGCCCTCTGCTTCAAGTTCCTTTCTTTTTTTTGCGGCAGCTTCTCTGACTGTTGTAGCGACTGCAAGAACTGAATCACGTTTTCGCTGCTCGCTATCCTGTTGATTTTTACTAAGTCTTGTCCCATTATAGTTTCCTTCCAATATTTTAGTAAAGTTTGCTTGTTTGAAAATCCAATCAAAGTCACATTTCCAATTGCGGTCATTAGCTCCCAGCAGAAATGGGGATTGAAGAATGAGATTGAAAACAGTCCTCACTGACTCTTTTCCATATTGGGCTATCCGGGCTTTTACAGCCTTTTTTCTCACATCGGTCATTGATTTTATCTGCTGGAGTCTATCTTTGAATGTGGAATTATAGTATTCCATCAATCCGCTGTAATCAATCTTTTCAGAAAGAGAGGGCGAAGAAAGCTTGTCTTTCTTTGATACTCCGTCAGGAGTATTTTCTTTCTTTTGCTGGGAAGATATATCTATATACTCTCTTTCTTCTTCTTTCTTTGTATTTGTGCCCTCCGTGTGCCCTGATTTTTGCAAAAGTTCGGATTGCGGCAGATTGTTGTTCACAGACTGTGCCCCAAGTTGTGCCCTTAGCTGTGCCCATTCGGTCTGTAATTCTTTGATTTTCTTTTCAATATCTGTGCCCTTACTTGTGCCCTTACTTGTGCCCATTGGATTATATTCTTCATATTTACATAAGGTTATAAGGTTCATTCCTTGATTGCACTCAACAGTTATCATACCTTTCTTTCTAAGATGCACAAGAAAGGAACGCACCTTCTTTTCAGACCATTTCCAACGCTGTGACAGAAATCTTATGGATGCAGGATATTGACCTCTTGAATAAGAGATTTCTCGACCTCCGATACTCTCCTTTCGGGGCGTTGCCTCAAATCGTGCAGACTGAATTAAGTCTAACCACGCTTCGCAACTGCTAAAAGTACGGGCTTCATTCCACATTTCATTCGAGAAAAACCTGCGGCTTAGCCTCAAAAATCCTTCGTCCATAGTTTTAGAATCTCACGTTAGTTAATTGCCTTCCGTTAGAAAATACAGCCCACTTACCATTACCGCTATCAAACAATTGTAAATCCGACACCTCTCCGAAACGTTTGATGTTACCGCATAAATCCACAATCCATCCACATTCTTTAGAAGGATGCGGGCGGATGGCACGACCGACTATCTGATACCACATAGCAAGTGACATTGTAGGACGTGCCATAACAACTGTATCAAGTTCCGGATAGTCAAAGCCGGTGGTTAATACCCCGACATTCGCCACTACCGAAATTTCACCAGCCTTGAATGCTTCAAGTATCCTTTCGCGCTCACCTTTTGGGGTATCACCCGAAACGATTGCGGCTCCGGGTATAGACCAGGTAAGCCGCTCCGCTTCTTTCAGAAAACGGGTAAAGACTAAAATACCTTTCCGTTTTCCTCCGGCTTTGGGATTCATCAGTCTTTGGACAATATGAACGAGATAGCCGTAAAAGTCTATCCGTTCATATTCTCTTTGAACTGACCTATCTGTATAGTCGGCACCAGTGGTATTTACTTTCAAGTTAAGTTCGTTCCATCCCGAAGGATTCATTGGATAGTAATTCAACTTCGCCAAATAGCCCATATCTAATAGGGTTGATACCTGTACATGATAAATGACCTCTGAAAAGACATGAGGCTTTGTCCGGGTGATAAATTTCAGCATAGAACCAAAGTCACGGCTGGAACTTAAACGATACGGTGTAGCTGTCAGTCCAAGAACCTTACACTTCACCGCATCAAAAAAATCTTTGTACATACCCTCTTTAGGGTTAACAAGGTGGCATTCGTCCACGATGATGTTCTTGAAGTGGGTGAACAGTTCGGGATGATTCTTCACACTGCCGATGGTGGCGAATGTTATCCGGCTTATCTCTTTTGAGTTGAAGGAAGCCGAATAGATGCTGCAATCAAGAATACCGTATGAGCAGAGTTTCTTGAAATTCTGTTCGAGTATTTCCTTCGAGGGCTGGAACACCAAGGTATGACCGTCAAGCCTTGCGGCTATATCCGCTATGATAAGCGACTTTCCGCTGCCCGTAGGTAACACCATAATGGCATTTGTTTTCTTCGCCTTGTTATTGAAGAAAGAAACGGCAGCATCAGAGGCTTTCTGCTGGTAATCTCTTAATTTGAATTGCATATCGGTATAATTTCAAATTCAATTCTTGGATTCACTTTATCTATGAACTTCTCTGCTACTATCTTTACGCAGTTACGGTCGTTCTTGATAGCTTTGCATCCTTGCAAACAGTCGAGGACCGTTTTAAAACAGTTGTCAAGGTCCGGACGTTGATTCTCGTAAAACACGTTCAAATGAAGTTCAAACAGACCGCTTATCATCAGTCCTCTATACTGGTTGCATTGCAGATAGAAAGACTTTTCATATTCCTTTAATGCCGGTTGTTTGGCAAGGCTGCCATGCCCACTTAGAGTTATAACTTTATAACAATTGGATTTACTTGGGACTTTCCCGTGAATAATTTGTTTCATAAGCCAAAATATCTATTAGCCGCTTGTTCATCATGTAAGCGGACTATATTTACTAATTCAGTACACCTTCTGCGAAACTCTCGGTTCCCATCATATAGGTCGTGATGATTTCTACACATTGGAACTACATTCCATTCTTCAATATAGTATTCAGGATAAAGAGAACGAGGCAACAAATGTGCCGGGTCAACAGCCGGACGACCGCACAAACAGCAATGAGGAGATAGGCTTTTCTTTATCTTATCCATTTCTCTATTTAGTTTTGCTTGTTTACTACTTACTCTCTTCATATTTACCTAATTTAAAGCCCCGAAGCGTATTCTCCGGGGCACAACCATTATTTACTAACCCTTGCCATTTATGTGTGGCTCACATTTATGAGGGGCGTGACAGAATCGAACTGTCCTCCTCTACAATGCTGCGCATTACATTAGTCACACCAGCCAAACGCCCCATATTCGCCCGCCCTATCTTCACAGACCGAGCAGGCAGGTTAACAAAGTTATTCCATATAAGCCATTGAAAACTCTTTCGGAATAAACCGCCCGACCGGGATAGGTTTGGCTGATTCAATAGCTGTATGTATTTCCCTCTTTCTGAACTCATGTCCCTTTTCTTTGGCTTGTTTCTCACATTCTTCCTCTTTGTTTTTGAGATAGTGGGTAATAAGCATCATCGCTCTGTCAACGTTGAAGGTGTTCACGACAAAAGTCTGAACTCTCTCGTCTTCATTCTCCCCATCCGTGAATGTGATTTTCGTCTCAATCTGATAGAATTTCTTTTCATTGGGCTTGGAATCTCCCTCTTCTTCATCTTCTTCCGTTACAGAATCGTTTAAAAGGAATGTATCTTTTAATTCTTCGAGGGTGACATCATCTACCTTGCGTTCTTTCAAATTGTCAGTAAGAATCACGCAAGAATCGAACTCCTTGACCATTGTCAAGGTGAATCCGAACATATAGTTTAGTTCGATGTAATCTTTCAAGATACTACAAGAATTTTCCAATCCGGTGGCATACAGCAGGAACTTATGTTTCTTGTCCCCTATTTGTGCCTGTGCAAGATAGGGATATAAGAATTTGTTCTCGTTCTCGAATGCCAAGCGGTTCTGGTTGCTGACTTCCACTTCCTTGATGCCGTCAGCTTCCATACTGAAACGAATTTTCGCCAAAGTGTCTTGGTCTATCAGCGTGCCACGGTCAAAAAGAATTTCATTCCGTTCGATGATTACTGTTTCACCTGTATCTTCATCAATGAAAGACTCCTCCCATGTTTTGAGGACACGTTTTGCAAGGTACATGTTGAGCATCTTTTTCGGGTCAGATGTCACATACCTGATTTCTGTTTTTCTTGTTTCTATCATAGAAATTCTTTATTGTACATTGTTTAACAAGTGCTTCTTGTAATTAGAGCGTACAAACGATTGTTCTTCGTCATTTAAAGAGTATGCCTTTACCATGAACTTCATTGCCATATCTTCGTTATTGTCGGACAACGGATAGTAATCAGTGGCAAACTTGCAAGAAAGCGTTTCAAGACGGTCGTATTTGTTGCGAACCTCACGAACACGTTCTGTTATCTCCTGTACTAATTCAGCCGATTCGGAAAGTTGCTTTTCGTATTCCTTTTTATCTTTCTCCGCTTGTTCTTTCATTACCTTGTTCTGTGCGGCAAAATTTGAAATCTTAGCATATAGTTCATTGGAGTAAGCCCAGCCTGAAAGAATATCAAAATCTGAGTTCCCGTTGAACTTGTATCGTTCACTCTTTTTAAGGTACTTGTATTCACTTCCAAGTCTATTCCAATCGTAATCAACTTTTCGTAAAGACTTTGCACTTTTCAGGATTTCCGCAACCTTAGTAGCTTCCTCAATGTCAGTAAAAGCAAAACCATCCAAAAGTGGGATAGAGAAATACTGTGTGTCGGCAGGTTCAATCTCGAACAATTCTGGAACTTTCGGTTTATCTAAAAGTTTAATGCCTTCCTCCATCATGCGGAGTTTTATCATTTTTTGGACATCTTCGTCCGACAAAGCGATTATTTCTTGCTCTGTCATTTCGCTAATATTCTTCATAATCTCAATATTTTAAATAAACTCTTTATTACGTTCGATTTCTTGTTGTGCGTAAATAAGCATTTGTTGTTCGTTAGCTGCTGGTAAGTAGATACCAGCGACAGATGCACTCCAATTTCGGAAACGGTCAATACTCAAAGTCATTTCACCTGTTGTCAGTTCGGCAGAACTGCGCAAATAGGTTACTTCATTGCCTTTCTTGTTGACCATCTTACGTTCAAACAAATCACGGTTGCAAGTCCTCTTATAAAAATCAATTTTTGCTTCGTCGAGACTGCAACCGTACTCACTACCGAAATACCCTAAAAGAAGATGCAAGTAGCTGTTTTGGGCAAGCGTGCGGTTAGGTAGTTTCTTTTTCACTTCCACCACCGCACGTTCACTAAACAGCTTGTTTACATACTCCTTGAACTTGGGTATTTGATATTCATTCTTCAAGTCGAACAGCATACGCTAAAAAGGTAAATCGTCCTTTACATTGCCATTAGCATCAACCGGAGGCGGGAAATTCTGCGGCTGTTGCTGATAGGTCGACTGTGGCGCTGGCTGTTGTACCGATGTTGTTTGTTGGGATTGCGATACACCACCACGCGCATCTATTTTGTAGCACCGAATAGATGCCATACGTTTGAGTTCTCCGTCTTGATTCGTCCAAGAACGTCCTTGTAAGACAAATGATACAGTAACAACATCACCCTGATTAAAGCGGTCAAGTTCTGCACACTTATCGCCTGAAAACTCTAAGGGAATAACATTCTCATACTCGCTACGCTCTCCCGTATAAGGGTCGTAAGTGGTAGCATCTAAAATGAACTCCCGTTTTGTAAACGAGGAACCACCGTTTTTGGATGGTATTTGAACAGTTTGTCCGATTTCGGTTATCCGTCCGGTTATTTGATTTGCCATAACCTAATATTACTGGTTCTTTTTATTACATATTGCAATCTCCACACATATCCACAAGGGAATCAAATTCTTCTCGTGAGTATTCAAATCCATTGATTACGATTACCTCGTTACCATTTTCGCCAAAATAAACTCCATCATTCATTTCCAAAGATTTTAGTGTCAGTTATCAATTTTCTGTTTTCTTCCAAGAACCGGACAAACTCTTCACAATGGTTAGTGAGGATTGGTATATCACGTTCAGGATTGAAAACGTATGTTTCTGTATAGGTATCTATCACATAACCGCCTTTGTTGAACTCTACAATGTTGTACTCAAATGTCCGCACATCCGAACCATTCTTCATCAAAGCGTATGGATAAACCAAATGTTGGTGGTGGTCTTTGAACTTCCCTACGGTATAGCTTCCGGTTGTTTTGATGTCGTGGACGCTGGCCGGCATCAGCTCGTCAATTACCCCATAAACCAAAACATTGCCGTATGCGGTTGGAAGAATCGCTTCTACTCTTTGTTGGGTTAATGCTCCTTTGAAGTAACCGGAAAACTCTCGGCAAAGTGAGATTGGGAAAGTAAAAACACGATTATTATAGGTAGCTTTCAAACCTATAACCTCGTTGGTCTGAACCTCATCGTAATACAAAGGTTTACCTGTTTCGTCACAAGCTCCTTCGCGTATTACCTTATATACCTTTTCAACCTGCATAGTTTCGGATTTCCGATTTTCAACCATACAGTCAATAACCTCATTAAAGGCTGTTCCCTTGTCTGCCGCTTCGCTGTCGAATGGCTTGCGATTGATACGGTCTATCAGTTCTTGAAACTGCTTCTGCCGAAACTCTTCTTCCGTACATGGTGGATTCTCACTCCACCCATAATAACGCTCATATATGACATCGCTATTAAGGTAATTGAAGTAAGAATCCAACAATGTTGCATATATACGATAGTTAGGCTGCATCTGAATAAGTTTTAGTTTTCTTGTCAAATACCAGTCCCAAAGCCTTTACCTTTGCAGCAAACAGGCTTCTCGCCATCATCAAAGAACTACCTACATGTTCAAACTCATTAATATGGGCAGAAAACTCATTGGCAGAATTTGCATCGGTAATAAACTCGATGCCCTCTTTAATTTCCTCTATCACCTTGTTGTATTTGTCAATCTCGACTTTTTTTACTTGTAGCATTGCAAGATAAGGATTAATCACTTGTGTGGTGATAAAATCATTCTTTGCAGTCGGATTACCGTTGGCATCCAAATTTGTGGGAACTTCCATCACACTTGGCAGGTTACAGGTGTTCTTCCCGTCATTTCTGTTGGTCGGGTCAAAAGTGATTGTACACTTAACTCTACCATTCTCGTTCTTGGCTTCCATGTAGCCCAATAAGTCAAGTTCGGTAACAATAGAGTTGTAGGACTTCTCACGCAAAGCCGGAATGAATACCGTATCATCTCCCTCTTTCCTTGTGTCACGATGAGCAACGAAGATGATGTTCTTATTCAAAAGCGACAAATTGCGTACAAATCCGGAGAACTCTTGGTTGATGCCACCCCAATCTCTTATCTGTGGTTGCCTTGTACCGCATTTGTAAGAAATGATATAATCCATCATCTTGCCGATGGTGTCTATTACTATTGTCTGATAACGAGACAAATCTTCTTGCAGAACCTGCTGGACGTCCGTCCACGATGTTATCTGTACAATATCAACTCCATCCAAGTGGGACATGTTCACACGCTTCACACCGTTATCAAAGTCCAGTAATAAAGGTTTAGGAGCACTCAAAGCGGTAGTTGTCTTTCTCATACCTGCTTGGCCGTACACCATCATTTTGATGGTAGTCGGTATTACTAATTCGTTTGCTTTTTTAATAAGTGACATAATTTTATAATTTTAAATTTAACAACGTCTTGATAATCCCTGACTAAGGCAGAGGTTGATTCTTTCTTCTTCCAGGCTCTCTTCTGTATATCCTGATGATATACGGGATGCGTATCGTTTCAGCCTTTTATTAAAGGCTTTTCTATCTTCGTTCAAGAGGTTTCCCTCTTTATTCTTTGAAGACTGTTTCACTTTATTTTCCATTGTATTGTGTTTTTAAACCGCCCGTACAAGGTTAAAGGAAAGCGGTGCGCACTTCGCTTCTCTCACGGCTTTTAGTACGGTAATAGCACTACCTTTGATGCGGCTGGAATGAAATTGCTATTTCATTTCCACTGCTTCTCCATTTATTAAAGTATAGAATGTATCTTCTTTGATTGACTTACCGTCTACTTTGAACGCTTTGACTGAAATGATAGGATAAGTGTTCCCATCCCATTCTCCACGTTCTGTAAGCACAATCCAGCATCCTAATGCTCCCTTTGCCTTGCAATCCTTTCCGGCAGCAAGAGCTATGCTTTCTTTGCCGGTAGCTGATGCAGCGCCATAGTCGCCGGTAGCTGATGCAGCGCCTCGGTTGCCGGTAGCTGATGCAGCGCCTTGGTAGCCGGTAGCTGATGCAGCGCCTTGGTAGCCGGTAGCTGATGCAGCGCCTCGGTAGCCGGTAGCTGATGCAGCGCCTTGGTAGCCGGTAGCTGATGCAGCACCTTGGTTGCCGGTAGCTGATGCAGCACCTTGGTCGCCGGTAGCTGATGCAGCGCCATAGTCGCCGGTAGCTGATGCAGCACCTTGGTAGCCGGTAGCTGATGCAGCGCCATAGTCGCCGGTAGCTGATGCAGCGC